GCTACAGCGAATGGCTTCAGATGGTTTAGTGAGGACAGTATCCCTGACAGTTGGATTGACAAGTCTGCTAGAGATACTGAAGAGTTTAAGAAACGTAATGATAAGATTAACTTGGAGATGCAATGAGTATTGATAATGCAACATCAGAGGAGTGGAATAAATTGGCCTTTAAAACTGTTGAAGATGACAAACCTAGAGTACCTACCGCAACACCTGTAGCTGATACTTGGAATTATGTTTATGATGACAACGAACCTAATGAACATCCAGTGTTCTCTGAGGAAGCTATGGCTAAGAGCTACGACGCAGTAAACCGACCAGAGCATTACAACAACGGTGGTATGGAATGTATTGATGCTATCCAAGGTATGCTCACACATGATGAGTACATCGGTTACTTGCGTGGTAATGCACTGAAATATAACTGGCGTTGTCGCTACAAAGGTAAGCCTATAGAAGACTTACGTAAGGCACGTTGGTACGAAGAGCGTTTGATTCGTTACATGTTGGAGCATCCGGGTGACAAGTTGGGATAGGAAAGCAGAAAGGACTGAAATGTTTCATAAAAGAAACAAAGTAAAGAATAAGAAACAAAACAAAGCAAGAACTAAGGGCTACAGGCAAGCTCAATTAACAGAGAAGGATGATTTGGATGACATCAAAGATTGGCATACAGGATTATTTAGGGATTCAGATTGATTATGATCGGGAAGAAACCCTTAATAATTTTTCTTTAGAAACTTTAAAAGACCGTTACTTTTGGGGAGATGAGACACATGCCCAAGAAGCCTTCGCCAGAGCGTCCGTCTATGGTGCAACGTATCAAGGCGCTACTGACTACGATCTTGCACAGCGACTTTACAACTACGCAAGCAAGAGTTGGTTCGGTTTTAGCACTCCTATACTTAGTAACGGGGGAACTACTCGTGGCCTCCCTATTAGCTGTTTTCTCAATTATGTTCCTGACTCAAGGCGCGGCCTATCTGATCATTATGATGAGAACATATGGCTGGCAAGTGGAGGTGGAGGCTTGGGTGGATATTGGGGTGATGTTAGAAGCAACGGCGTTTCTACTGCTAACGGCAGTCAGTCTACTGGTAGCATCCCTTTCATGCACGTAGTTGATAGTCAGATGCTGGCCTTCAATCAAGGTATCACCCGAAGGGGATCTTATGCAGCGTACATGGACATCAGCCACCCAGAGGTTGAAGAGTTTATTGCTATGCGTAAGACTACTGGTGGTGATCTTAATCGTAAGTGTCTTAACTTACACAATGGTATCACAGTAACAGATGAGTTTCTACAGTCTGTGAAGAATGATGACCAGTGGCGCTTGATTGACCCTAAGTCTAAGCAGGCAGTAAAAACTTTATCAGCTAGGGACTTGTGGTGGCAGCTAGTGCATACCAGAGCAGAGACAGGTGAACCCTATATTGTTAACCTAGACCGCTGTAATGAGGCTCTACCGCAGGAACAGAAGGATCTAGGCTTAGAGGTACGTCAGAGTAACCTATGCTCTGAGATTACCCTACCAACCAGTGAGGAGCGTACAGCAGTGTGCTGCTTATCTAGTGTTAACCTAGAGTACTTCGATGAGTGGAAGGACGATGAACAATTCATTGATGATCTCATTACAATGCTTGACAATACCTTAGAACATTTTATTGATAACGCTATACAGACAGTAGGCATATCACAACAATGCAATACTTTGCAGGAGTTTAAGTATCATGTGGACTTGGATAAAAAAGGGTTTACAAAAGCCGCTTATTCAGCATATAGAGAACGGGCGGTTGGTCTTGGAGCGATGGGTTTTCATAGTTACCTTCAACGTAATGGAATCCCTTTTGCAGGAATGTACGCCGCCAGCTTTAACAATAGAGCGTTTAAAACGATCAAAGACAGAGCTACGATGGCTTCCCGGCGTTTGGCTGGAAACCGTGGGGAGGCTCCTGACATGGCTGGCAGTGGCCTGCGTAATTCCCATCTGCTTGCTATTGCCCCTAATGCTAGTTCTAGTATTATATGTGGTGGAACAAGCCCTTCTATTGAGCCTACGAGGGCTAACGTATTTACGCACAAGACTCTGACAGGCTCTTTCAAAGTAAAAAATAAATACTTGGAGGAACTACTTGAAAGTAAAGGCATCAATACCGAAGAAACGTGGAAGGATATTGCTGCTGCTGAAGGCTCTGTTAAAGACTTGGAGGAACTCACAGAAGAAGAGAAGGAAGTATTTAAGACAGCACCAGAACTCAACCAGATCTGGGTTATTGAACACGCCTATCAGCGACAGAAGTACGTCTGCCAAGCACAGTCAGTAAACTTATTCTTTGAGCCACCACCCGCTACAGCACCACAGGAGGTACACGATGAGTATTTGGAGTATGTTAATAGCGTGCATTGGACAGGAGCTAACAAACTCAAATCTATGTATTACCTGCGAACTACAGCGGCTAGAAATACAGAGAATGTTAACATCAAGATCCCTAGAATCAACCTTGAAGACGGGGAGTGCCTAAGCTGTGAAGGATGAACACCCGGTCTATAGGGCACAGTTCTATATAACAGAGTTAAAAAAGTATGCCACTTGGTCTGACTATCTGACATACTATAGGGAACAGGATGACAAGATCATGTTGTTCAGTAACTACTGTATGCAGATGTGGGCCAGTTACATGAATGATAAAATCAAACAACAGGAGGCACCCTTGAGTTACAAGGAGTACCTTAGTAAATTTAAAGAACTACTGGAGGATGGCTATCGTGATAGATCCTAAAATCAGCGCCATGATGCGTCTTTACAATGCTGAGATAGATGTTTACAAGGCAGAGGTACAGAACTACTTAGACAACCCTGTAGGCGTAGGTGAGCATGGTAACTTAATTGAGACTATGGACACCTTGGTTGCTAAGATTGCCGAAGCAGAAGATAAACTTATTGTATTGGAGACACATTTTAATGAGTAACATAATTAACTTAATGCCTACACAAGCCAGTGCTGATGAAGTACTAGAGGATTGTAAAGGGGACTTTGAGCATGTGCTGGTAATTGGCTGGACTCCAGAGGAGCAGCTAACAGCTAAGGCTACAACGTCTATGGACTTACGTGAGACTATCTACCTACTGGAGGTATTCAAACATGCAGTCATTACAGCAGGGCATGAGATAGATGATTGATGACTTGCCTAAGATAGTTGTTAAGGAAGTCATAGAGAATGAGGATGGCTCTGCTAACATGGAACTAGACTTAGACTCTAAAGCAGTACAGCTACTACTTGACATAGGTTTGACTAGACTGCTTGAAGAACACTTGGAGAACAACAAAGATGAGCGATGAACTTATACACCTGATTAGCGTATGGTCTATGCAGCGAGGTATAATCAACAATAGTACACCCTTGGCACAGTTTGCTAAACTTGTGTCAGAGGTAGGTGAGCTAGGGGACAACGTAGCCAAGGAGCGTGATGTTACTGATGACATTGGTGACTGCTTGGTGGTACTAAACAACCTAGCCATTATGAATGATACGACCCTTGAGGAATGCCTGAAGGTAGCGTACAATGATATTAAAGACAGGAAAGGACACATGAATACACATGGTGTCTTTATCAAAGAAGGAGATGCAGCTTGAGCTTACTAGATACTAGAGATTACTACAAACCGTTTGACCATCCTTGGATGTTTGACTACTACTCACAACAGAACCAGATGCACTGGTTTCCAGAGGATGTACCTCTGCACAATGACGTTAAAGATTGGCAGACAATGACTGATGAAGAGAAGAACCTACTGACTCAGATCTTCCGTCTGTTTACACAATCTGATGTAGACGTAGGTGCTGGGTACGTTGATAGGTACATGCGTATCTTTAAGAAGCCTGAAGCACGTATGATGATGTCTAGCTTTGCTAACATGGAGTCCATACACCAACATGCCTACAGCCTACTACTGGACACCGTAGGGATGCCAGAGGTGGAGTATAAGGCGTTCTCAGAGTACGAGGCTATGGCTGACAAGCATGAGTACATCAACGCTGTGAAGGTCACTAAGGGCGACAAGAAGTCCATTGCTAAGGCACTGGCTATCTACTCAGGATTTACTGAAGGCTTACAACTCTTTAGTAGCTTCATCATCCTGTTGAACTTCCCAAGGTTTGGTAAGATGAAGGGTATGGGACAGATCATTACCTACAGCATACGTGATGAGTCCATGCACGTAGAGGCAATGACAAAGCTATTCAGGGAGTTTATGCAGGAGAACATTGACTTGTGGACTGATGACTTCAAGGCTGAGATCTATCAGGCATGTCGTGAG